AGTCTTGTTTTCAGCAAGCAAATAAACATAACGATACTTCCCATCTCGCTTAGTCGGTGTCCAACCATACCCAGCGGCAATCTCTGGAGTAACATTTTTACCATTTTGTCTTGGGTGTCGTAGTCGGCCATCTTGATCAAGATAAAAAGTTGCAGGGCTACTTTGACCACAGAACATTGCATTAGTGGCCTGGTAGATTGTTCCGATATGGTTCTGCGTAGGGTCTGCAAAACTTATGACAGCCTTGTAATAAGGTCTTTGCTTTTTTAGTTCCCTAAGCGCCCTGACGATAAAAAAAGATTCAGCATTTTTAGGCACTTCATCTAGCAATACCAAGCTGTGCAATTCAGTCACAGAGTCTTTGTGATCTTCGCCAAATAGACTTGCCCTGACATTCTCAGACGATGGCGATGCAAAAGCACAGACACCCACAAGTTCACCATTTTTGAGTAGACCAAAGCACATAGGCCCATTGTGAACACCCTTTGAATAATGATGTTTTATGATGAACTTTTTTCCGATGGTTGAAGGAATCGCTGCAACGGCATAGTCAGCAAATGCTGAAGTTCTGTTTGCTTCAGTAAATAAATCAAGCATCGTTTCCCTTTCGACAGTTTCACCGTAGCACAGTTTCAGCACGGGTCAAGCGTTTCTGAACCGCCGATTGCGTAATGAACAAAATGTCAGCAATCTCAAGCTGATTGAAACCCCTAGCCGCCAACTCAAAAGTCGCAGCAAACGACTCGGCGCGAGTAAACCGAACCTTAGCCCCCTGCAAACGCAATTCAAGTTTCAACGGGTCAACAAAGTCAGGGTCACGCTCAGGATTGATCGGTGCAACATCCCTGTCGATGTCATCCCAAGCCATAGGCGGTGCGTAGCCAAACTTTTTAGCACGGTTCAACGCCTTAGTCATTCCGGCTTTATCTTGCTGGCTACGAGGCGCAGGGCGTGTGTAAGCGAGAGCCTCATACATTTCAGCAATTCGGGCAATCGTGTCAGGGTGGCAAGAGTCACGCTGGAGAATGTTCCAAATGTTTTGAATCTTCATGCCCAAATAGTTTGCTTGATAGTTGAACGAAAACCCGATGGCGCACAACGCTTGCAACCTACGCACGGCAGGCAACGAAGGCACAGACTTGAGATTGCGGTCGCCAGCATCGCCACGCACATGCATAATGCCGTCAAAGTTAGACTGCCTAATTCGTTTAGCGTTCCCATACAACACAGCACAAACCGTGCCGCGATTCACACCCGAGAGTTCAACCAGGCGGTTCACGCTAAAGCCCTCAGCTTGTAACGCTTTCAAGTGTGCCTGAGCCTCAGCAATCGGCACATGAGTGTCAGCCAACCCGTAAGCAACCTGTCTACGCCTGTGACGACAATGATTGGTGTTGGCCATGCGACATAACTCGCACCGGCATTTCTGGTTTACATAGGTTGTATAAAGTCCATGTTTCATCGTTTCCCTTTCGACTGGACTAACTTACCTAATTCGGCGGATCAAGGCAAATCGCTCGCTCGAACAAGTCATCGAGGTAATACCAGCGACCTTCTAAGGGGTAATAGACGGGTTCAAACTCAGGGTTCGAGTGTTTGCTAATCTTCCAGCCGTAAGCCCTCGCACGAGCCGCCCAGTCTGCATCAGACTCCATCAGCCCGTTTAGCTCTGAGCAGATGGCAATGATGTTTGCTGGCGTGTTGAGTGCCTTGAACGACCCCATGCCTCGGTTAGCCCTATGGTGAGGGATAGCAACATCAACAGCACCGCAATGTATGCAACCCCCATCGCGCCGAAGATACTTGCTAAAGGCTTTCGGGTTCATGACCGTCTTGTTCTAGGTGCATAAACTGCAACTCAATCCAAAAGGCAATCCGCCACCAGAAGTTTGTGTGAACCGCAATTAGGGTGCAGATGATGATGCCAATCCAAGCAAGCAAGAGTTCCATTAGCGCAACACCTTCAACTCGGTTTCAAGCAAACGGCTTTGAGTTTGAACGCTCATCTGAGCCAACTCGAGTTGCTTGAGTTTAGTCTTGACCCGATTGAACTCAGCCTTAGCCAAGTCAGCCGACAACCTGGCATCCGCCGCCTGTAAGCGTGAGATAGCCGTGCGATCAGCAACCGTGCCTTGAGCGTTTATGAAAGCAAGTTGCAAAGCCTTCTCGTAAGCGTTCTCAGCATCAGCCAACCGGCACTCAGCATCGTAAAGAACCGCGACACCCTTAGCCGCCTCAGTTTGAATGTGGTGGAGTTGCTGGATAATCTCCGTCAAAGTATTGCCCATTTTCTACACGCCTTGCCCTTTCATAGATGAGAGGCTTGACCGAATCGGCGGCGTTCGTTTGACCGTTCGCCACCAACTCGTGCCATAGCTCTTTGACCTCAATTAGACTTGCCAGCAGAATCCGTCTGCTCTCTAACGACATTTCCAAAATGCTTCACGCTTTCAATAGCTGTTGCTGGTGCTTTAGCGGCAAGTGCCTCTGAGTAAAGTTTACGCAAACCCTCAACATCGTAGTTCAAAGCAAGCGCCTCGGCTTCTCCAGCCCAGTTGCGAGCAGTCGCCTCATACGAGAACGAATCAGGGTCAGGTTCGTCAGTAGGCAACGCCAACACCTGCAATAAGAAAGTGCGAAGGGCAACGCTCATAGCCTTAGCAGTAGCCTTGTCGCCCGAATCCATCGCCTCAGCAGCAACCGTGCCAACGATAGGCTCACCATCAAGCCCGTAGATACCAAACGCAACGGTAAGGTGAACCACATTGACCTGCGAACCCTTAGCCGTTAGAGCAATCGAATGTTCGGCGTTCTTGATCTCTGGCAAAATAAAACCGCCAGCGTTACGCAGAGCAGGGCCAACCTTGCTCATCACCGCATCAATGCCTCGGAAGTTGAAGCCTTGTGAACTGTTACGGTCACGCTTGGCAACGCCTTGAACCTCGTGCATTACTGCCAGGATTACTTCTCTTGCTGAACTCATCACGCCTTCTCCACACTTAGGATTTCATCTGAATAGAATCGGCAGGTCAAACCTGCAATCTCGAACCAAAAAGCATCAGGGTTATCGGCAACCAAGCCAACCCCTGTGACAACACCTTGCACACCTGTTAGCCCGTGCGATGTTTTGACACTTACAAACACCAAATCTTCAAGCAACGGAATCATGCGAGTTTCATCCCGTCTAGTGCGTTCGGTGCAACCTTGCGAGTGTAAATGTAAGTGGCAATTCTGCCGTCTTTGAGTTGCAGCTTTACAGTCTGCTGAGTGTCAGTTTCGACCACCTCAAGAACTGTGCCGGTGTTACCTGCGATAGTAACTAGATCGCCCTGTTTCATTTGTTCCCTTTCAAAATGGTGACGAATGGTGCGCCACCGCCTCGTGATTGCCTTTTGGCAACCACCATCTTCTCACCCTGAACCTCGATGTAACCGACCTTAGCCGTTCCCATCTGGTCAAGGGTGCGAGATTTCAACTCTGTCAGATTAGTAGTTAGTTCGTCAATTTGGCAAGCCAGGTTTACCAAATCGATACCCAACCCCTGAGCCAACTCCACCTCAACATCTTCAATGTCAGGGTTCACCTGTCGCTGCGCCTCATAAGTGGCCATCGAACCATCAAAGGCTGGTGGCGTGTTAGTGGCAAGCATCGTGCGAAACTCCTGCGCCTTGCTAACCATCCAATCAAACTCGAACTGGTCGAAGATAACCTCAATCTCAGTCCAAGCCGAATCAGCAAGCGCAACCACAATACAACGCTTCAAGCCAAGACAACCCAGATACCACATCACCTGCGCCCTGTAATGCGGTGGCAAGTCTTTGCCCCAAAACGAACGAGAGAACTTGACCTCAATAAGACACAGCTCGCCATTGTCGTCTAAGAACAAAGCATCAGGGTTAGCACGAATAAAGTCATACTCGGCGCTCTGCCAAGTGCCTGTGCGGTAAACAATCCAGTCAGGATGTTCGCCAGCAAACACATCAAGCAACGGTTGTTCGAGTGCCTTGCCAAGTTTCATGCTCATGTTCGGTTCAATGTGTGAATCAATCTGGCCAGTAGCTTTGTAGAACCTTGCAAGCGGTGACTCCCAAGGGTTCAAGCCGCAGATCGTTCCAATCTGTGAGCCGGTGATAATGCCAGGCTCATCCCTAAGCGAGTGCCACTCAGGTGTATCGTCAGCGTATGCGCCTAAGAACTCGGCATTGATTTGTTTATGCGCGGTAAGTAAGTCCATGATTTTGCCCCTCGGTTATTTATCACTACGATAGAGGCTACCACCGACAAAAGGGAAATCAATGTCAAACGCACCCGAACTTCTAATGAAGTTGCAACACGCTATTCAAGACACAGACGAGGGCGCACCCTGTGAAGGGCGTGAGTTGTTGTTCTTCCCCGAAGGGCATGAGAGCGTTGTAAAGATGGCAATCTTAGAGGCTAAGGCAATCTGTAGGAGATGCCCGTTTATGAAACTGTGCGCTCAGTATGCGATAGAGGCGGATGAGAATTACGGTGTGTGGGGAACTACTACCGCTGACGAACGCCGAGCAATACGCCGAGGCTAATCTTTCTTAGCCGCTTCAGCTTTCTGCACAGCGTCTTGAGTGGCTCGTGCAACGGTTGACTTAGTTACCTTGCCAACGGTAGCAATAGCGTAACCAATAGCGCCGATCACACCCAACATGAGCGTAGACCAAGCGATGATAACGCCGTTGAACCAGTCGCCAGTAACAACCGCACCAACACCTGCCGAAGCACCCAAAATAAACAAGAACAAACCAAAGCCACGCCAAAGCAGTTCAGCGATAACTTCCCAGATTTCTTTTAGCCTTTTCATTAGGCAGCCTTGTTAGCGTCAATGTGTGCGTGTAAGTCAACCAAGTCTTCAAATGCCGCTAGGTGAGGCTTAGGCTTGGTGCTGAAGCCACAATGAAGGTGTGCGCCTGTTGTGCTAGTGCCGGTGTTACCAACCGCACCAACAGCCGTTTCGCCACCAATAAGCATCTCGCCAACCTTACGGCTTGACTTAGCTTTCATGTGAGCATAAAGAATGTAATGACCGTCAGCGGTTGCCTGAATAAGACAATGCCCTAATGCGCTTGTTTCGAACACTTCTTTGACACGGCCAGTCGTAATGGCTTTGATAACTTTGCCACCATTGCCAGACCAGTCAGACCCACGATGAGGCTGTGTGCGATACGCCTTGTTAAAGTTGCCTAGTTCATCGCCACGAGTGCCAGGGAACGGTTCAAAATACTCAGCCATTAGATGTTCATCACTTTCGATAGTAGAGCGCCGATGACACCCGATACCGAAGCGATACCAACCATCATCCAGCGAAACTGTTCAAGGGTGCGAATACGGTTCTCGTGATCTAGCACATTGCGTTCAGTCCAAGTGATGTGGTTAGGTAGGCGCTCATTCAGAATGGTCACTTCTCTGATTAGCTCTTGCGCCCAAACCGGCACTTGTTCTTGTTCGCTCACGCTTATCTCTTTCGGGGGTCATCGTTGCGTAGGCGATGAGTCTAGTTTACTACTTGGTTAGTGCGCTGATTTGGTCTTCAGTTAGACCCAACGCAACCAGGGCTGCGATGGCGCTTGCTTTGTCAGCTGCGATCTTGTCGGCTTCTGCCTGTCGTGTTGCTTCGGCTTCAGCGTATGCCAACGCATCGGCTTCACGCTGTGCGATTTCCTCGGCGGTTAGTGGCACGATAGTTTCTTCGCCTGTCGAGCAGTCAACGATGATTTTTGAGGGGGTGTCTGACATTTGTTCTCCTAGTTGTTAGAGGGGTCACGCGACTGACGCGCCACCACTTCCCTTAGTTACGGTATATAAACTGGCGGTGCTGTATTGGGCAAAATTACCTGAACCGGGTGTCAAAGTCAGGCTTGTAATGGCAGCGGTTGATGACCATAATCCTGCCAAGATTTCCGAGTCGGCTGTCGTGGCATTGTTTTCATTCACAGCGTCAATGCTTAATGATTTATTCGTAGAGCCAGCATAGTTAGCGAAATAGATTTGTGCGTTATTAAAAGTGTTAGCAGTAGCATCGGCAGGGTTTACATAAATGCCAATAGACGAATCGGTATAACTTGCTGCAGTAGAGCCGTCAGCGTAAAGCATCCTTCTGGTTTGATTTGTGGTCACACCGTTTATAGCTAAAGATGCAAAAGCACCACCGGCAGACCTGTTGGCTGTGGTTCTTGCGGATAAAACCAGTAACAAGTCGGTTGCTGTGCCAGCAATACCCGTGAACGATATCGAAGCAGCACCGCCAGCGCCAACCGTAACCGTGCTTAGTAAACTTAGGGTCATCGTCTAACTCGCAATTCCGTAGAGGGCAAAAGTTGAACCAGCAGCCATGTTGTAACTTTCAACAGACAGAACCAAAGAAGTTACTGCGGAAGTGTTAGCCCATCTCGTTGCAGTTGCTTCTACTTGGTCAGCATTTACATTCTTTAAAGTTGCTCTAGTCAGAATAGTCTTATGTTTGTCAGTTGCCGAATAATCCATGATGTTGCTAATTATTGGGGTAAATCCTCCGTAATCGGTGCTTTGCGTTACTGCGCCAATGCCTGCGAATGTTTCCGATGATGCACCAGCAGATGAACCACGCATACGGACAGAACTTGTTGTTATGCCTGATGCGTTTATGTTGATGCGGAAAGAAGTTGTTGCTGTTGCATTTTTGACATTAGCAACCAAAACGAGGTCGCGGTAACTTTGGCTTATTGATGAAAAGGTCACAGTTGCAGCCGAACCGCTAAGGGTCAAGTTTGCCAGCGGCGTGTAAGTAGGTGTTGGCATTTTTATCCTGCAATTCCATATAGTGAAAAACGCGAACCAATAGCCAAGTCCCCAAGATTACTGCTGAGAGTGAGTGTAGAAATTGCTGAAGTATTCATCCACAAACCCGAAGAAAATTGTATAGGAGTAGCACTGCTTGAATGGCTGCCGGAGAAAGTTCTGAAGGTCTTGTTCTTGCTCGAAGAGGCATAGTCTGAAATGTCTAATACAGTCGAGCCAAAGATTCCAGCAGTAACTTCTGAAGTGGGAATGCTACCTGTGTAAAGAAGGCTTGCTTGACTTGTTGAACCGCCACTTTGCACAGATGACCCATTGCCAGAAAGATAATGCCATGCGTAATTACTGCCAGTATCATTGTTTACGATTGTTTTCGTGATTGTGGCGTAGTAGCCGCCAGATGAGGTTGTGCTACGAGCAGTCATACGAAGTTGCAAATGCTTATAAGTGCTTGGGATTGAGCTGAAAGTCACCGAAGCCGCAGCAGTTCCGAGAACCTGAGTGCTAATCAACTCATACGAACCACCCCCACCACCCGAAGCGCTAGCGGCAAAAAAGCCGATACCCAGCATTAGACAGTAATCTTTCCAATAACGCGGTAAGAGTTCGCAGCAACCTTCTCAACAGTCGCACCCGAATACTGTGTATCAATCTTGAAAGTAACCGCAGTACCAGCCGTGCCAGCACCAGCCCAAGTCGTTACACCAGTTCCAGCTGCGATTGATACCGTGCCAGACGAGTCACGAATAACATCAATACGACCCCAAGTGCTAAGAATGTCAGGGATGGTGATGGTATAAGCAGCCGTGCCATTCGCAACAATCGTGTTGTTAGCATCGCCAGCAACCGCCGTATAAGCCGCCGAAACAGTCGTGCCAGAAGCCGAAGCCGACACATTCGACCAAGACGAACCATCGTAATACTGCAACGAGTTTGAATCCGACAGATAAGAAACCATACCCTCAGACACCGCTGTGCCAAGCGCAGACGAACGAGCAGCCGTGCCAGCATAAACCTGCACAACCTGATCTTGCAGATAGCCCTGCACATTTGCAGCGGTCAGAACTTCACCAGCGGTGAAGACCTTTCTACCGAGTCCAGCCATGATTCTCCTTAAAGACCTAAAGTGCCTGTGTCTAGTTTACCAAAGACTGCATCATCCAAAACGAACGAAGCATAATCCAAAGTTGAAAAGCCCAAACTAACTCGGTGAGCAACCACATCAGCTGCGTGAGCAATAGCAATCACCTCAGCGTATTTGACAATTGCCGGTGCGATACCGTTTGGGGTGAAAGAAATCTGAACAACTGAACCAAGTTCAAGCCCCAAAACTTGCGTGGCTTGCTCAGTAGTAATTTCGCTCAAGTTCACATCAAGGCGCTCAAAACGAAACTCAGGCTGAGAGTATTGGTTCACATTGTAGACAGCCCAATCGATGAGGCTGGCATCATCCATCAGCAACCCATCTTGAGTCAGCGTGAAGATACCGTATTCATCTTGTGAGTCTGAGTCATTCGCCGTGACCTGTGTTGCCCCATAGTTTGTTGCGACAACCTGGTTGTAAAGCAACTCCGAACCGTAAACAACCTGAAGCCCTGTATAACGAATACCCGAACCGTCATCTGTGAAAACGACAAGGCTTGACGAGTTAGGCACAACACCATTGCGGTCTTTGAAAACCACATCGCCAGACTTGCTGATAAACAGATGACCAAACTCTGAAGTTTCAACCTGTTGAAGATACTGAAGCACGGGCGTGTCGTCAGGGATAACATCGGCAACAAGTAACTGTTCACCTGCATCAATGTTTCGGCGGTCACTAGGCCACAACACATCGGCAGAATCTAGCACCGCATTGATTCGTGCGCCTGACAGTTGTGAGGTAGCGGTTGAGCCGGTCAGCGTTTGCTGTGCAAGCAAAGTAAAGCCGTCAGAAACCACAGCCTCAGCGGTTGAGTCACCTTGAGGGGCAAAGTCCAAGTTCCAGTCATCGACCAGACCGTAATACTGAACAATGTTGTTGGCAGTAATACGCACCTGTCGGCGAGGGATAATCTGCCCGTAGTAAGGTGATGCCGCAAAGGTTGGGTCAAAGTATCTGTCATTGTTGTCTAAGACCACAGAAGCCCCACCAGCGGAGTAACGGTCTAGTTGGCGACTCTTACCACGATTGATTGAATAACCACGCACACGAGGCGTTACATCGAAGAACACCTCACCGCCCAAAGTCCACTCGCTGTTATCAAGTTGCCCAGCAATCGGATCGTCAAGTCTTAGAAACGGCCCTTGATTGTTAGCGGTAAGGTCGAAACCAATCTCAATCTTTTCAGTAACCACTATGCGAACACCGCTCCCGAAGTCTTTTCATACTTCTTGATAAGGTCAACAATCTGACCACCAAGCACCGCGCCATTAGTTCCCAGACCAGCGTTCACGGTTAGGTTGATAGTAGCACCGCCATCGACTGCCGAAGTTCCACCCCTAAAGCCGATAGCACCAGCGCCACCGCTAGGAGGTAGCAGGATGTAATCGCCAGCGTTGTCTTGTGGAGTGGGAAGCACAGGCACAGGGATAGCAGTTACAGGGGTTGTGACCTTGCTAATCTCGCCCTGAATACGAGCCAACTCAGCCTTAGCAGCATCAATCTCCAACTGCAACGCTGCCATAGCAGCCACAAGCGCCGCCTTAGCCGCAGCAATTGAAGCCGCAAGAGCAGACTGCAAAGCAATGTCAAACGCCCCAGCAAAGGTTTCAGCAAGCGTTTTAGCGGTGTTAGCCAAAGCCTCAGCTTGAGCCTTCATGCCATTGATGAAACCACCCATAACATCGTTGCCGTTGTTGAACATCACAACCGTAGTCGTTTCAGCAACCTGGTCGCCAACCGTGTTCAACTCAGCGAAGATGCTGTTTAGTTCAGTAACGCTCTGCTGACCGCCCTCGATGATACCTGCGGCAGTAGCGCCACCAGCATCAACACCGGCATCAACGATTTGCTTGAACAGGTCTTTGTTCAAACCCATCTTCTTCAAAGCGTTTAGGTTGCCAGCGAACTCTTTAGTCTTAGCCAAAATGTTGCGATACTCATCAACGATGTTGGTCTTGCTGATTTGCTCAACAGACTTGGTGAGGGTTGTCGTAATACCGTTGACAATCTTTGTCTGCGTTTCAGTAATCGTTTGAGCAGTCGTTTTGATAAGCCCATTGATGTTGCCATAAGCCAAGATGGCATTCTTGCTGTCGTTGTAAACCGCTTCGGCAAGGCTAATCTTTTCAGCAAGAGCATCACGCTGTTTAGCGATGTCTTGCATAAGCGCCATCTCACGCTTAGCCCACGCAGACAAGTCACGGTAAGACTGATCGGTGATGAGCTTAGAATCAAGCGCACTCTTGAGGCTTGACTCAACATTGCCAAACGAAGAAACAACCTGTGACTCAAACTGTCCGATAGGTTCAGCCAGGCTAGTCATGTTCTTTATACCAGCAACAACATCAGGGATAGTCTTAGCGAAGTTAGCCGATGCCTCGGTGAGTGCTTCGTAAGCCTGTTTCGCTTCGGTGTAAACCTCGCTAACAGTTTTAGCCGCAGGGGTTAGCGTATTAGTTAGGTCATCTAGGCGAGTTTGAGCAGTAGCAAGTTGACCCTGCAAATCTGCCAACGCCTCGGCAGCCTTAGCAGCCGCTTCAGCCGCAGCCTCAGCGGCAGCAGTAGCAGCATCTTCAGCCTTCTTAGAAGCCTCAGCAATACCAGCCGCAGTTGTTCCCCATTGCTTCTGCAAAGCCGTTAGAGCAGGTGCGCTTAGTTTGAGCGTGTTTTGAGCAACCGTATACCAGCCCTTACCAGAGCCAATGATTGATTCAATCAGCCCCTCAGACAAGCCCTTGTTTTGTAGACGGATACGAGCCATCTGTTTACGAGCTTCATCAGCCATCGAAGTAGCAAACTCTTTGACATAATCAACGGCAGTCGTCTTAGCGCCGCTACCGGTCTTGCCACCGCCACCGCCACCAATACCTGAAACGCTGCCCGTAACAGTTCGACCTGCGAGAGCGCGAGCAAGTCCAGGATCTAGTCGAGTCTTATCGGCTTCTTTGCTGTTGATGTATTTGAGAGCATCGCCAGTAGCCATGCCCATAATCTTTGCGAACTCGCCAGGGTCGCCATTGAGCAGAGCGGTGAACGCTGCCGGAACAGTTTTGAAGCCAGCGAACAAGTCGCCAACTAGAGGGGTAAGAGTTTTGACCGCATCGGCAACGCTAATGATTGCATCTGCAAAGTCTTTGATGTCTTGCTGACCTGAGTCGCTTGCCATGTAGTTAGCAAAGTCTTCTAGGTAAGGCAGTAGCGCCATACCGATTTGCTCTTGCATTTCACCGAAGATGATGTTTAGGCGCTGAATAGGATCGTTGTTAGCGGCAGCTTTAGAAGCACCATCGAACTGTTTAGCCAGTTCGCCCATAGGGTCAGAAGCACCCTTGATGCTAGGAACAAGTTTTAGAAGGCTAGTGGTCGAGCCGTTGACTGCCTTACCAAGAGCGAGCGAAACCGCGCCTAGGTCTTTGCCTGTGCCAGCGGCAACATCAAGAGCAAGGCTCGTTAGAGAAGTAGCCCGTGAAACATCGCCAGTTGCACGAACAAGCGAAGCGAACGCCGGTCTGATCTCATCGTCAGCGACAGCAGCTTGCTTTTGCATCGCTGCAATGCTCGCCTCGACAGAACTGATCTGAGCGTCAGAAGCGCCGATGGTGTTACGAAGTTGGTTGGCTAGAAGTGCCTGACTCTTAGTGTCTTCGATGGCAGCAACGGTTGATTGCTTCAGCCCAGCAACGATAGACGAAAGCCCGACACCAATACCAGCAGCGCCAAGAATACCCTTGAGGCTAGAACCAATCTGACCAAAAGCCTTCTCAGCTTTCTTCAGACCCGTATCGTCAAACTGTGCGGCAATGACCGCCTTAATAGCACCTGGCTTTGCCATGTTAGTTACCTAGTTTTCTGTTAGCGATGTCGATAGCGTGTTGAATAGCGTTAGCAACGCCAGAATAAATCTGGGGCATCTTGCTTTCAATAGCCGGATAAACATAACGAGAAGGCTTTTTAGGCAGGTTCTCAATCAAGCCTCGACCTTGCCCGTTCAAAGTGTGCGAGCGAGTTCCACCCTTGTAAGAATACTCACGGGTTTTGCCAGAGGTGCGAACCTTGTTCGTCTTACCAGCCATGTCCACGATGTTGAAACCAAACTGGTTATTAGAACCGCGTGAAAGAATTGCGGCCAAGTTTGAAGTCGTTGATCCGAACGCTCTTGAGCGCTGACCAGGCGTGATTGAAACTGTGACCTTAACGGCAGACCAAGCGGTGCGACCATTGTGGCTCATACCGTCAACACGGCGACCAGCAAAAGGTGAAACGGCTGGCGTAATGGCTTTGATGGCAGTAACGGCAGGGTTAGCAATCGTGCGGATTTCTTTACGCATTTGCTTCAATGCTTCAGGCTCGAACTCCCTCAGCACCTTTACGGTTTCTTTTACGCCGTAGAACTTCACAGGCTCTTGCATGACACCACCAATCTACTTCTATTCTACCGAACGACAAAGCCCCCAACCGAAGTCAGGGGCTAAGTCTATGAACGGGGTTGATTACGGCTAACCAAATAACGACCCATTGTCCATAACATACGCTCACTCTCTTGCAGAAGAAGCGAGGGGGCTATGCCTGTTTCACAAGCAAGGCTGGCGATAAACCAATGAGTTGAACTATCGCCAAGCCCAACTATTTTGGGGTGTCAGTAGGCCCAACCGAAGCGACATCAGCAAGCCAAGAGTCAAACTCTTTGACGACTAACTTCTGGCGGTTCAACGAAGTCCACGCCAACCAAACAAGGTGAGTGAACTTCATTTCGGATTCGAGCTTTGTAACACTCAGATTGAACTTGTCTTCAAAAGCAACAAGATCAGGGGCGGTCGCTGAAACATCCAGCGACTCGCCTGACACATACTCAACGCGTAGGTTAATCTTCATGAGTTTGAGTCTACCTGATTACGCAGTTGCGCGAGTTACTGTGCCAGAGGTTGGCCAAGTAACTGACAAGGTAGCAAGGTCGCCAACAGACGAAGCAAAAGGCTGGTAAGAGTTGCAAAGCGCAATTGCGGTGTATGAAGGGTTAGTTGCTGAAACCGAGCTTGAAGTCGGGGTGATGACTACGGTTGCTGCGGTGTTGAAAAGTGGGAACAAGGTAGCGTCTACCGAGCCAGCAGCGAAGTCCTGGTTGAAGTTCAAAGTGATTGAACCAGACTTTAGACCACCGGTAACGGTGCGCCATTCGCCACCGAAAGTAGTGGTGTCAACCTCGTCAGCCGAAAGGCTTAGGTCAACAGAGGTAAGTGATGATGACAAGTTCGTTCCATTCAGGGTGATCTTGTAATCAGTAGCGACAAACTTTGCCATTGTGATTTCTCCTAATTAGTTAGCCTGAACGGTGAGGTCAAACTCAGCCGCCAAGTATGTGTTTTCTGCAATTGTGATTGAGCCGTAGTTTCTCATCGTTGTCACTACGCAGTCATAAGCTGAACCGCCTAGTGTCTTATCTGATTCTACCGCAAGTTTGATAGACGATGCCCCCGTTGGAGAGCAGTAAGCATCTAGGCTTGCTTGCGATGTGCGCTCAGAAACGCGCCCAACAACTACCGTAACGGTGAAGTTGTAAGTATTTAGACCGCCAGTTGAAAACGAACGGTGATAGTCAACGCTGCTCGGGGCAACGATGGCATAAGGTGGATTTACATTGTCAGGGATGTAACCAGTTGGTGATGTGCGAAGCCCTGAGATTGTTCCCAAGTTAGTTGCGATGCCTGTTCGTAGGCTTGCGATTGAGGCCATTAGGCGAACTTCACAATCCTGTAAGGGTCAACCAACTGTGCAACATCAGGATCAAGGCGTGAGCCGACCCTCATGAACCCGAGTTCGGGCGAGGATAAAATGCCGAGGGGGGAGTCCAAACGCTTGAAAATTCTTGAAGCCTGGATGATGGTTGCTTGCTTGATAGCGATAGGGATAGCCGACCAACCCCAAACGCCTGTAACCTTCACCAATCCCTCGCCGTTGTAGATTGGGAAAGTGTAATCACCGATGGCTCGCAATCCGTTGTAAGGCACAGGCAAGCCGTCTACACGCCCATTGAGCGGAAGCACCTCGTAGTCGCTTGCTTGCCAAATGGTGTCGTAAGTGCCGTCAGCCGAGAAGTCGGTAGCAACCTCGCTGATAGAAACAGCGTCATCGATGTCGGTCTGGTAGTCGTTAGTGGCTGCGTAGTAGCGAGCGGCTGTGCCGGCGTTGTAGAACGAGCGAGCGGTGTATGAGTCGAGCAGTCTAGACGCAGACTCAATAGCCATCTCTAAAAGAGAATCGTCAATAGTGTCTGTAATGCGAAGGGCAGATTTGACTTCTGCAAGTGTCGCGTAACCGTTCGAGATTGCCATAGTTCTATTCTACCGCTTTGCTAACCGTGCCTTAATGTCGGTGCTGGAGATGCCCTGAGTGTAAGGGATGTAAACCAAACCAATCCCACGCTCGTCAAGCCAATCCTGTGTAAAGCCCATCTGCGTGTAGTAATCACGCCTAGCCCAGTCCGAGCCGATAACAATTAGATCAGGGCAAACCCAATCAACCGCTGTTGTGCTATCTGCACCGCCCCAGTTTTCAATCACCTTATCGACATACTTGCAAGCCAGTAGCACAGCCTTACGCTCGTGATAGTTCATCACTAGACCTTTACCTTTATAGGCTTGGATAAACTCATCGCTGTTTAGGCTCACGATGACTTTGCCATTCTTGCCAGCAAGTTCTTTACAGCGTTTCAGAAACGCCACATGGCCTGCGTGAAATAAATCAAACGAGCCTCCGGTGTAAACCGTCAATCCCATCTGTTTGCCCTTCTTGTCTTGAGAGTCCAACCGCCCTGCGTGAAGTCGCCCTCGGCTTGCTTATCATCAAACAGCCTCATGTTAGCTGCAAACGATTTTGAGTTCACCGCTTGATAGCCGCTATTAAGAGTCGAACTATTTTCGTGATGAACCGTTGCAGGAATGTGATTGATTGCCACACCATGATGGCGAACACGCCGCTCAAGATCATTGTCATCAAAATAAAGGGGATAAAAGCGTTCGTCATAAAGTCCAACCTTGTCAACCATGCCTTCACCAAACACAACCGCAGACCAGGGTGGGTTGATGTCTAAGAAGTTCAACGCCTCGGTGTCAACCTGTTCGCTGACTGTCTGCAACGCACCAGCCTCAAACCATGCGTCATCGTTCACCAGAAGCCAATAGGGGGCATACGGCGTTGCTTTGATAATCAGATTCCAAGCGCCCACTAAACCCAGCCCAAAAGGCACACGAATGTGCCATTGATGTTTAACAAAATCAGACTTAGGGGCAACCCACTCGCCCGTGCCAGAGTTATCCACAATGACAAGATGCTCAACAGGGTAATCAATCGAAGCAATCAAACGCTCGGCAAGGTCAAAGCGTTTCAGCGTAGCGAAACCAATAACCGGAATCATGCAAAACCTAAAACCTGTTTGCAGATTTTCATAAAGTCTGATTTCACTTTTTCGACTTTTCTAGCAAGCGACCAATAACAGGTAGCCAATGCTTCTGCCAAACGGTATCAACATCAAACTGTTTAGCGAAATCAATAGCAACCTGGCTAGTGCCACGCTCGGCTTGATAAGCCTCTTCTAGTGCGTTCACAATCGAAGGCACAAGCGGCATCTGCCAGAGAGCGTTCTGACCAGCATCCCACATCGGCTGACCTTCAACCATCCAAGAATCATCGCCAAGCAAGTCAGGGGTTGCGCCCCAGCTCGAACCAATCACACGAGTGCCACAAGCCTGAGCCTCAATAGTAGGAATACCAAAGCCTTCCCCATAAGAAGTAGCAAGCAACACATCCATAGCCGTGTAAAGCCCAGCAAGGGTTTCTTGCGAAATGCCGTAACGGTAATTCACAAACGGTGGAAATAACACCGCCTCTTTAGGGATACCAAACGCGGCAAGCAGCGGAAGCAACTGCCAACCACCAAACGACCCAAGCGGATCGGTGTGCATATACAAGACCGCATCAGGGTGTCGCTGGCGGAAGATGCTGAACGCCAAAAGGTTCTCGCTAAACGCCTTGCGGTGAATCAGCCCCGAAGCCTTGTTAGCCGAAACCATACCAACAACAAACTCATCTTTTAGCCCCATGTAAGAGCGAGCAGGTTGCCCCTCAATGTTAGCTGTTGGCTTATACACTTTGGTGTCAATGCCGTGAGGCACATACTCACACTCAATGGCCTTAGCCTCCATCTGCCTAACGCCATTCAGCGCCATAGCAATAGGGGTCACATTGTCTTTGCGCAGAAACGCCTCAACCTGTGGAGGCATAGAAATGTGGTCGAGTGGAGTCCACCAACCCATGTTCAACTTATCCCATTGAGCGCCCTTGATAACCCAACAGTCATACAAGCCGATAAGAGCATCAGGCAGGTTAGGGTTCTGCGATTTCCAATGAGCGTGATGCATCGGGCCAACATCATTCGAGTAGCCTTCAGCGCCTCGAGGGTAATGAGGGATAGAACCAAACTTGGTCTGGTATGTAGACACATTGCCTTCAAGGCCGTAGTTTGACAAGGCGGCGACCTTAGCCCCGTCACGCTTCAAGCGGTCAACTAGATAGCCAGCTTGTTGTCCGTAACCAGTTGGCTGATTAGGTGAGTTAGACCAGACGCTCAGCACCGCGTTGATTTTTGGCATGATTTCCCTTTGTTCGTAGTAATATAAGACTAGCAAAGAAAACCCCTGCGATGCGGAAACATCCAGGGGCATGACCAAACTAATAAGGAGTTTGATGTGACTAATACTAGGCAATGTACCACTTGTAAGCAAATCCTATCTATAACAGATTTTCACATAAAGGATTCCAAGACGGGTCGCAGGATGTCTGTTTGCAAGCCTTGTCGTAAAGAGAAATCGGCAAAGCGCTACATTGAAAATAAAGATGCAATATTGGCGCATCAAAAATCTATCCGTATTGCCGACCCAGTAGGCTATGCCGAGAAACAAAAACGATCCGCTAAAAAGCATCCTGAAACCCGAAAGAAAATCAGTAAGCGGTACAGAGAGCGCCATCCCGATAAAGTTTTAGCTTCTAATCGGAAATGGGCTAAAGAAAATCCAGAAAAAAAGAAGCAAGCCGATAAAAACTTTTCTTTGAAGAATCCAACTAAAGTTGCTGAAAAGCACGCTCGTAGAAAATCGCTTTCGTTGCAAAATAAGACATTTTTTATTTCTAAAAAAGAGTGGGCTAAGTATTACACACAGCCGTGTTTTGCTTGTGGCAAGTTTGAGATTGGTCAGATGACAGTTGAGCATCTGATACCTAAGAAGCGTAAAGGCGACCATGGAATTGGAAATCTTACAACTTTATGCAAATCCTGTAATTCATCAAAGCAAGATAAAACTTGGATGGAATGGCGAGTCTGGAAATCTAGGAAAGAGGAAAGCCCTCAGTCACCTACGCATGACTGAGGGCTTTCCGGCTTATTCAAGCAACTGCTAAGAGGCAGCTCCCTTGAAGTACTGGATGTGTGAAGCGTGGGTTAGTCCACCGTCAACACGGATCAAACCACGGTAAGTGGTGACATCGTTAGCGAACGCATAGTCGCCTGAAACATCAACACGAATACCGCCAGCAACGCGAGCCTTGAACGAGTCAAGAGCGCCGAACAAAACTGACTTGTTGCCAGTTCCAACAGCAGCCACAGCCGGGTTTTCGTAGACTGCGTAACCAAGAAGGGTTGCTGCCTGACCAGGAACTGCTGAGTCAGTCCAGATGTATGAACCGTTTCCATCCTTCAACTTACGAGCAACTGCTAGACCAGTCTTTGACATCTGGAAGCCGGTGCTTGGAAGCATACGAGCATCGCCATCCAATGCGTAGACCAAATCGATTAGGTTCTCGTAGGTGAACGCACCTGCAACGCCAGTTCCACCGGTAACGGCTGAACCTGCTGCTGCGGCAAGCTTGGTGGTTAGAACAGAGTTGGTCTGGATACCAATTGCCTTACCAAGTTCCTGAGCGATGTAGCCGGTGATGTCGAAGCCTGCGTCTGCAACAAGTTCTGAAGCAACTGAAACAAGCGCACCATACTTCTCTGCACCAAGAGTGATTGATGCGAAGGTTGGGTTCGACTCTGAGATTGCTGAACCTGCTGCAACTGAACCTGCTGATGAAAGCGCGGTCACGGTTGGGATAACTAGGTTCTCACCTGAAGTGGTGTTGAATACCTCTGAGGTGGTTAGCATTGGGCCAACCAACTGAGCGATCTCGAACACGCGGTTGTAGAACGACTGACCTACGGTGTTTGCTGATGGAACTAGAGCTGCGCGTGACTCGCGAGCGAACTCGTGTCCACGAACCTCGCCACGAGCAATTGCGCGTAGAAGGTCTGCATCGGTTGAGGTTGCTGCGGTAGCAGGTGCGAACGAAGCGGCTGCCTCGGTTGCCTGAGCTGAACGCTCTTCTACACGCTGTGCGGTTGCGATTGAAGCATCGCGCTGTGCGATGTCTGCCTCTAGGCGCTCAATCTTCTGGATTTCTTCGGCAGTTAGTCCACGCTTCTCACCCTCGGCAAAGTCGATGACTTCGCGAACTTGGGCAATAAGGTTTGAACGAACTTCTGCCTGTGACTTGATGAAGTCTGACATGATTCTCCTTTTAGAAATAGTTAGGGTTTATGCCTGACGCGCCAACGCAGAACAGACTAGGGCCGAGCCAACTCAGAACCTTGTATATATCCTACAACGGGTTTGTATAGTCGCTACAAAAAAAGAAACGCCCCTGACCGAAAGGGAGTAAGGTCAGGGGCTACACGCTCTATGAGGGGTTAGCGTGTTTCCTTCGCGGCAACGTACGAACTTCTTTGGTCGCTTTGCCGGAGTCTTCGAGCAGGTCAATCAGTTCTTTGATAGCGCCCACTTCTGGGTCGCCGCCGATTTCTTTGATTACTGCGATAGCGGTTGCAATGTCGTTTGGAGTAGCCATTAGATTCCCATCATTAGGAGGTCGAGTTTCTTTTTCTTTAGCGCAAGAATGTCGCCCTGCACTTCTTCGACCTCTGTGGTCTTAGTTAGTTTACCAATAACCTCGGTAACAAGTTTGCCCTGCTCAGGGTCAAGTTCTTCGCCTGACTCGATACGCAACAAAGCATCAGCCAAAACATCTGCTGAAATGCCGTCTACTGATCGCACCGATACCGTGCCAGAAGTTTGTTCATACGCTGGGGTTGAAACAAGGCTAACCTCGTAAAGCGAAACATCTTCAAGGTAGCGAGTTTGACCGTCTTGCGACCACGAGTCTTTTTTGACTGAGAAGCCAAAAGACATAGCGTCAATGACACCGGTGCGAACAAGCTCTGCGATGTCACGGCCAAGGGTTGTGTCTGGCAAGGTAGCAGTAACTTTTAGACCGCGAGCATCTTCAGCCAACTGAAGTGAACCGTTACGGGTTGAGGCTAGAGGGTTTGAGGTGTCGTGATTCCATAGCAACATCATGCGGTTGCGTGACTGTATTGAACGCTTGAAAGCACCAGGCTTGACGATCTCCGTGAATGGTAAGGGGAGAGAGGGTTCGTTAAATACCGATGCGTAACCTGTGAAGGTTCTTCCGTCACCTTCGGCTCGCAACTCAATGTGGTTGGTGCGAACTTCACCCTTACCAAGCGAGCGACCTTCAACGCCTTCTAGTTTGGCAATGATGCTATAAGCAACCTTCAGCCATTTAGTGCGTGACTCATCCATTACTTCATCAGTCATAGATTCACTTTCTGTCTTTGCTTCAATCCTAGCAATCAAGGCTTTTGCTCGTGCCATCGCAGGGGTTTCAGGCTGGTCAGTTTCGATTTCTTCAAACTTCTCGGCAATCATCTCAGGGCGAGCAATCTTTTCAAGTTTGAAGATGTTCATAATCATCCACTTGTCGGTGGCAGTAAAGATGCCGTCATCTTCTTCATAGATACGAACGACAGCCATCTGCCCTTGCACCATTTCGACCTCAGCCAAAATCTCAGGGTCAAAAACATTCCAAGACACATAGTCGCCAGGTGATAGAGAGTCAATCGCTGCTCGCTCGCCCTCGAATGGTTCTTCGGTAGAGATGCTGATAGCGACAGCCTGATCAATCGCAGACTGTTTGGTTTCGTGGCAACCGTAGTAGCCGTCACCATCATCGACAACAGCCCAACCAGACTTGCACTCAGGATGGTTCTTCATAATGAAATACGGCATTTTATTCCTGCCTCATAACTGATAGACGGCAACCATCGGCTTTCGCGGTTGCGTTGATTGTTGCGTTAGGATTCAAGGTCATTTTCAATTCTTGACCAGCTTTTAGAACGAACGAGTTATCTACTGTGCCAAGCCAGATGTCCGAATAGCCGTTGTATTGTTCAGCAAATCCAAGCTGAAAGAAAACAGTTGTTGCCTGATTGCCCTGATTGACAAAGCGCATAGCGTATTGAGTTGATGGCTTTAGGGTGTGAACCTTAGCTGAACTTGTTGCGCCACCTGCGTGAACCGATGCGGTAATAAACTCAGCGCTAATTACTGTTCCGCCAGTCACGCTAGTTGCCGATTTTAGAACGGCATTGTGAGCATCTGAATGGTTGCGATTTAGGTTATACGCTGGGATGTTATTGCCATTGGTGACAACCGTAGGCTCTTCAAGAAGGTTTGCATAAACGGCTGCATCGCTTGAAATGATTTGATAAAACTCGAACTGTGCGCCAGTTGCGCCAGTCATCATCGAGAGCGATGCTGTGCTTCCGCTGTTGATTGTGAACTGTTGCCCAACTAAATAAACATGGCCATCACGGGCTAGATTGTCTGCGCCTTGCGGTTCAAGGTTTTTGAGAACATACTCGGCATAATCATTAGTCGGTGCGACAACGGTTTGCGTTGCCGTGCCAACCGAATAGACCGCTTGCGTTATTGGCATTAGACTCCGTAAACGCTCGCAGGGTCAACAGGGTCGATAGTATTGACCGCTTGCAACTGAGTGCTAGGCACACCTGTGTGAGCGACTGGTGGCAAGCCTAGAGCCTTTAGAACTTCGGCAGGTTCGAAACCAACAGCGATCATCTTTTGAGCCATAGACACCTTGCCTTCTTGTTCTGGCAAGTTAGAAGCCGAGAGGTTCACATTGGCAAGTGGCACACGGTATTCATCGCCGCCAACAACAGGGGTCATGTCTTCGATACGGCGAACATCGTTGATGCTCATAAAGCCAGACTGCAAACCAACCGAGTAAGCGGTAATGCGTGAGTTGAAGTCGCCTCGAAGCAAACCATCAACATTGAACTTTAGGAACGCTTGCTCAGGTAGCAGGCGAGAGTAAGACCATTCGATCTTCTCGATGAAAGGTCTAAGCGTGTGGGTAACGAACTGTATAGCGTTCATTTCAACCGAGGCGTAACTTGCCGCGCCAGGCACATCCATCATGCTTAGAGGGATGTTGAACAAGCGAGCTACTTCTTCGACAAAGAAACGGCGTGACTCAATGAACTGGCTTTGGTCGTTCTTGACCGAAACATCTTTGAGGGTTGCGCCACCTGATAGCACAGGCACACGCCCAGACTTACGCCAACCACCATGACGGTTAGACATCGAGTCAGAGAGTTGTTTAGCCTGATCGGGGGTTATGTTGCCAGGCACTTCAGCAATCAGCGAGCCGGTGACACCCTGACCAAAGAAAGCGGCAGCAAAGTTTTGCAACGCAATACCAAGACCAAGCGCTTCACGCAAACGGTCTACACGAGCCACACCAACAATGTGACCAGGCTCAAGCAAATCGGTCAGGTGCATAACCTCGTCAGAAGTAAGCACCTTCTCTTCGCCCTCATAGTGAAACAGTTTGCGCCCAATAGCCGAGCGAGTAACTTCCATCTTCTGAGGGTCTAGGGCTACAAGGTTGATAACCTCGCCTTGAGAGTTGCGGAAGATACGCACATAGGCGTTGCCCCAAATAAGCAACGAAACAAGAACCGACTGATAGTGGCCTTGACGAGTTTGGTCAACATCTGGCTGATCAACCCAAGACGGCTTCGGGCGGTAAGGCTTACGGTTGCCATCGATACGCTGATAAGCATCAACAGGCAGAGTTGAAATGGTGTCGCTGATTAGCGAGATTGCCGAGAACACAGGCACAAGGCTGAAGGCAGTTTTACCATTCACCATCGTGTCCGAATAGTTGCCAACAACTACATCGCCACCTGCGCCCCAAACGGTCTGAAACGAAATGGCGCGGTCTTCACGCTTGAACCTATCAAAGATGCTTGCCATCTAAACCTGCCTATGCATAAAACTGAGGAATGATTTCCTCTTCCATTCTAGCCGATGCCCTATCATAAGCCATCATCAAAGCAATAGCGTTGTCAACCTTGAGCTTTGGTTGCTTGTAATCTTTAGTGATACGAGCGCCGCGAGGGTCAACCTTTAGCACACAGTTGTCAATGTGTCGGCTCAGAGCAGGGTCGCCATCGTGAATAAACTTCTGATTCATAATCGCATCAAACAGTTTGCCTGTCGCCGGCACGGTGCGCTCAGGGCTGTTGCGATACATCACAACGGGAACGCCAGACTCTTGCCACAGCAACAACTCGTCAAACCAGTAAGACGGGTCACAAGCCATCTCACGCATACGAGGGAACTGGGTATGGAACGCCATCAGCCAAGCCGTAACCTCATCTTTGCTAACACGCCACGAATCATCATCAACGGCAAAGTTCTTCTCCCAAGAAGCAACACGCTTCACACGGTAAGGGCCACCCTCTTCAAGCGGCATCGCAACAGCAACGATAGAAGTTGAGTCGCCAGACCAAGAACCGTCAAAGCCAAGCACATACTCATCATCTGGGGTTAGTTCCCAATCTTCGGCGAGCGCATCCCAGATGCCAGCAGGAAGCCACGCCATCTTGCTGTTCACCCATTGGTTGCAGCGTTTGGTTCTGAACTCGGCTTCGGGGGTTCGCTTTACGGCAGACTCAAAGTCGCTCAAGGCACAGATGTCATCAATGCCAGGGTTAGCGGCATACCAAGTTTCTGGCAAGCGGTGATCGGCATCAGCATCCGACTCATACCAAGCAAGGAAGAAAGATTTATCTTCGACTTCACCGGTGCAAATCTGCTTGCCGTAGTTATAGAGGCTGTAACAGATTGAGTCATTACCAGTCTGGCTTTCAAGGCGTAGACCTGCCGTTGAGATAGCGACCATCGTTGCAGCCTTGCCTCGCGCACCTTGAGCAAGTGACATAACATCGAACAGCGCACGAGTTGGCTGTGCGTGAAGTTCGTCAAATAGGACAAGCGTTGGTGATAGACCTTCATGCCTCGGGGCATCGGCAGACAAGACACGGTAAACATTGTTAGTCGCTGGCACATGGATTGAATCACGGTAAATGGTGCAATGTTCTCGCAACTCCGAGCCTTCAATCAGGCGCTTAGTTTCTTCAAATACGATTCTTGCTTGCTGGCGGTCAGCGGCAACCGAATAGATTTCCGCACCTTGAGAGCGAGGGTCTAGCAAAGCTGAGGCGGCAATGATAGAACCGAGGGCGCTCTTGCCGTTCTTGCGCGCAATTCCAATGAGGCTCACACGGTGAGTTAGTCCACCATCTTCATCACGAGCAAACACTCGCTTGACAATCTCACGCTGCCAATCACGCAACTTCAGCGGTGAACCTGCACGACCCGAAACCGAGTCTTTAGTAATCAGACCAAAGTTGTCAGCAAAGTGGCACACATAGTCACCATCACCGCGAGCAATAGAAGCAATGTCTACAGGTGTTAGCCAAGCAGGT